TGTTGGGCTGCCGATATCGTATGTGCAATTCGCGAGGAGCGAGCGTGTTTTTGAAGTGGGAGTGGTCCACAACCGCTGAGTGTTCATTTGTTTGGGCAGCAGTCCCTCAGCGGGCGGACAGTCATACTGTTACATATAGGTATGACTCTAGTCGCTCCCTACAACCTCGTATGATAACTGAATTCAACCAACCTATGCGACTTAAGTATGAGGCTTTCCACACATCAGTGAACAACGTACTTCGGGTGCTCGAGAACCGCGTCTATATCGCGCCGGATAAGACGAGATGCAGCTGGGCCCCAACCCCTAGGCAGATGAGAGCCATCAAAAAGATAAGATGGCGAGTTGCTAAGAAATTGTCGCACCTACAAATGTGGGACAAGCAGCAGTGTTTGGAAAGATTTGCTACCTTTCCTCCAGCCAAAAGGGAGAAGTACACCAACGCACTAGATGTGCCATTTGATCCTCATAAGCATGGCAAGTTGGGAATGTTTGTGAAATATGAGAACGTAGAATACAAACCGAGCAAAGGACTGAGACCACGAGCGATCTTTTTTAGACAGCCCGAGTTCTTAGCAGCGATGACTAAATGGTATGGGCCATTGGAAGGGGCCATGTGCCATCGAAAATCACTGTGGAACAACCAATCACATGTGATAGTCAAAGGTCTTAACACACATGATCGAATACGCCTCGTACACCAGTTCGTTGGAGAGCTGGGCGACTGCGTAGTCATGAGTTGTGATGGAAAGGCTTTTGATGCTCACGTGTGCGAAGGTGCACTCAAGCAGGAGTGGGCTTTTTATCGGGCGGTCGCGAAATGCGCAGGGTGGGGAAATAGTATTCTCAAAGAGATGCGTGCAATGGAACACCAACAAATTAATAACAGGTTTAGATGTTACGCTCAAGATGGATTTGTCAAAGGCAAGATCAAGGGTAACCGAATGTCGGGTGATAGAAACACTGGCGCAGGTAACTGCGTCATTTGTGTTTTGTTCGTGCTAGCTTATTTAGAAGACGCAGAAATTCCCGAACATAAGTATCGGTTAATTGATGATGGAGATGACTTTTTCATCTTAGCCACAAGTGACGTCGCGCCGCGTATTGAACAGGAGTTGCCGATGTGGATGTCAACTTTAAATCAGGAAACGGAGGTGCTATCGGGCGGAAAGGTTACGCAAGATTCAATGGAAGCTATTGAATTTTGCCAAGCCAGGCCCGTTTATTGCGCCAACGGATATAGGTTTATACGAGATCCGTATCGTGTGACGAACGTTTATATGCGTTCAGCTAGGTGGTACAATACTAAAGCAGATGCAGAG